CTCCGGTACCTCCAAGCAATAGAAGCATGATTTCTCCAAAAACACGTATATTATCAATCGGAGCATATGCACAATTGAAGATCCTATTGGGTGAAATTTCAATTGGCTTGCCAGCAAATTGCATTGAACGCATTGAAGGTAAAACCTTCTTAGCATAAACAAATTCATAAGCATTCTCAATTTCAGCTTTTAGATGTGGGAATTTTTTAATATGCATCATTTTATTTCTTGTTACAATTTCTTCCCAATTCTCTCTTCTGTTTTTTTCTTGTATGTATCTTGCGTACTTCATATGTACGGTTATGTCTGATAAAATTTTATTTGCTACACTCATATTTACCCCCTATTTTCCTCTCGATTGTGCATATTTTTCTCTTAAAAACTTTAAGTTTTCCTTAGAAGACATTTCTGGTTTGTCTTCCTGACTGGAACTCTTCTCTAAAACCTTCATACTCACACTAGACCAATCCGCAAAGATTGGAAACACAAGACCATCTGGGCCATTTCGATTCTTGGCTATAAATACACGACCTGTGTTTGCTTGCCTATCCTGTGGCGTTCTGGATAGTGAAAAGATAAAATCAGCTACAAAACACTTGCTAAACGCCTCTGATATAGACTCCATGGTAATCACTTCAGCGCTAAGGCCACCTCTGTTTGTTTGGCTAGCAGTGATAACTGTGCATTTTTCTTGTTGTGCTATGCCTCGTAATTCTTCATATATGCTTTCCAATTCGTGCCTCTTTTCGCCTTGCGATTTTACTGGTTTTAATAAATCGGCATAATCAACAATAATCATGTCTGGATTTATGCCACGCTTCTTTAATCTTTCGATGTGGCTTCTAATCGTTTGCGTTGATGCTGATTTGCTCGGATATTCTTTAATAATTAGATGGCCACCTATTTCTTTTAATTTATTAACAACATTGTGTTTATTTCTTAGCAAATCATTTAATTTGATACCGGTAATACACGAATCAAAACGCTGGCCTACCACGGATTCGGCCAATTCGAGCGTATAATAAATAACAGTCTTTTTTTCCTTAAGAGCAGTTGCACCAATATGTACCAATACCATAGATTTACCTGCTCCTGTCGGAGCAATTACCACTCCCAGCTCTTGTTCACCAAATCCGCCCTGAGTTATTTCATCAAAACGACTCCATCCAGTAGTAATTGGATTACGAGCTTGAATTTTATAGCGCTCATCAATGTCCATGTGCCAATCATGACCAAAATCAATATTGGTACCAAGTTTCATTGCATCTTCAATAACTTTTTGAATTTCTTCAAACGAGGACGATTTCAGTAGCTTTACTGATTGGATCATCGCCTTCTTAAGTACTTGCTTTCGACAAAAATCAATGGCGTTGTCTTTAATAAATTCACAACTCTCTATTTCATCAGTATTGATAACCTTAGAGTAAAATTGTGTTATTTGCTTCTTTAGAGCACCAGTGTATTGACCTACCTCAGATGTTATAATTGTAGCCATAGTCTCATACGATGGGTGCTTCCGATATTTATCCCTGTAGTTCAAGAGCATGCCGATAAAGACACGAAGATGTTCATATTGAACAAATTCTACACTCAAAACTTCACTGATTTGATCACAGAAAGTCCTATCTTGTAACATTAAGTGGCAAAGATTCTCCTGGAAGCTTTTACCAAACTTTTGAAACGTTTCCTGTTTAAATTCCATTATGTCCTCCGTTTTGTAATTATAGTTTTATTTTCATAAAAGCAGTCCACAAATCGTTTAAATTGATCTGTGCTTGTCCGTCTGCCATGAGCATTTTTTGGATTTCCATCTTATCAAGCCCATATTCAAAGTTGTCTATTATATATTCAATGGACCTCCTACCATTGAACGATATGTTTGATTCATATAACTGCATTATCTCATAATTATTCTTAACCCGTTCTTGATATTCTAGCAACTTTTTATGGCAACTTTTTTGTTTTATTTGCATTTTACAATATACAAACAATTCATCACATGTAAGTTGTTTTTCGTTTTCTAATATTGAAAAATTTGTCTTAATGGTCTTCATACCAATTCTTGGAACGCCTTCAATATTATCTGACTTGTCTCCATCAATTGCACGAGCTAATGCATAATTGTTTGGATGAATTCCCATTTTGTGCAAAATCATCTTGCCGCTGACAAGATAGTCTGGGTCTTTTGGCTCTTTTGCTGATGGCCTGTGAATCAATATGCTTTTATCGCCTAAAAGTTGATAGAAGTCCTTGTCTGATGATACTATTATCTTATCATAGTCTTTGTACTTTTTTTGTTTGCAAACATATGCGATAATGTCATCAGCTTCAACAAAATCTACCATCAATTGAATTATTGGCATCTTGTTTAAATACTCGTGCAGTCTCATTTGTTGATCTGTTCTGTTTTTCTTTGTGTCCTCGTCGGACAAAGTTATCATTCGACGGTTGAATCTTACCGGCTTTCTTCCCTGTTTATATTCCTTATTTAACTGTCTACGCTTTTCTGATCCTCCGTGACCATCCCAACAAACAATAACCTCATGTGGTCTAAAATTTCTACATAATTTCTGTAGTGATTTAATAAAACCTATTGTTCCTCCGTTGGGCAAACCTTGCGGGTTCATGCTTGGGATCATTATATACGATCTTAAAAACATATTAAGAGCATCAATTATTAAAACTCTTTTATTGTTTTGTAATGGTGTTGTTAGTCTCATTTGTACCTCCGTTTATATACTCTATCACACAATCCTTTGTTTGTCAAGAAAAAAGCCCTTCGATTTTTTCTAATCGAAGGGCACAACTAACAATAAAGGAGAACTAATGTTAATAATTATGTTTTATATTTTTCAATCATAACCTCTTGCAAAAGGTCAACGACTGCATTCCGAAATACTTCGTCTTTTAACTTCTCAGTCCACTGTTTTGACTGAAATTTCAAGGGTTTTCCTTCTTTTGGTGTTAGGGTATACCATGCACCGGAAGATGAAAAATTGGGCGTTTTTGAGCGCTTAAGAATCTCCAACCAAGACTCTTCATCTTGAATACGGATATCGCTACCCCACATAATCTTGAACTCACAGTCTCTACCTTCAGAGCCAAAACGAGATTTCTTCAAAAAGCATCTAACATGAGAACCAACTCTAACACCATCTTCATCTATTGCGAATGAGGCCTTGGCTTTACGTTTTGTTAACCAAATACGCAGGGAACTAAAATACTCAATTGCTTTTCCACCGGGAGCTATCCAAGGTTCTACAAGAGCCATCATAGGATTTGATGAAATGTTTGTTTTAAGCTGATTAATCAGAAGCAATGTTGATTCTGTGTTTGCTAGAGGAATTGTAAGTTTGGGAAATGCTTTCGAAAAAATTCTTGGCTTAACGGCCATTGATGATTGTGGATTGAAATCACCTTCTAAATCTTTTTCTGAGGGTGTGGCTGCGACGCTATCCCAAATAAACAAAACGCGTGCACCACTGTATTCATTCATAATGTATTCCATTGTATTCAACACATTCTCAACACTTATAGCTTGTTGGTAAAGCAGCTGATCTTTGGAACAGCCAGCTTTTTCTAAAAATTCAGGGTCTATAGCAGACTCTGCGTCGAAATAGACAACAAACATGCCTTTCTGCTGGGCTCTTGCTGCTATTTGCGCTGCCATGAAAGACTTACCAGAACCAGACAAGCCGGCCAATTCAGTAATCTTTCCAACAGGAATTCCTGCTTCCTTTCCAGGATTGATAATCAAATCAAGCCATCTTGATCCAGTTGGAATCCATTCTTTAACAGACACTGGGTCGGATTGGGAGAGATCATGAGCAACCTCTATTCCCATTTTTTTATTAATCTTTTTTGCAAGATCAGACACATTAATTTTACCAGTTTTCATTTGTAACACTTTTCCCACGGTTTCTCCTTAAAAAATAAAAATGCCCCATTGTTAAGTGCGGGGCAAACACTCGACAGCTTTAGTTGTTTTGATTAAGAAAGTTTTTTAAAGCATTATCGACAGAACCTTTTTTATTGTAGCGCTCAGACTCTTTCGAGAAACCCTCGGAGGTAACATCGGAGGACAGGTATTCGTCCAGCAAGGCTTGTACATCGGAGGTCGTATGCCGCTGGAACAGGGTCTCAATCTCTGGAATCGAGCTTATTAATTCATCACAGTCAGCTACATTATCATCACATAATACAGAGGGTCTGCGTTTAAGCTTTAAAGCTGTCTTGGGAAATGATCCGGGGGTTGATGGAACTGTGTATGTTAATACAATATCTGTTCCGGTCTCTTTATGTGTTATATCTCCATAGTCTGGATCCAGGACATAGGATAACAACGTTTCGTAAGCAGTTTTGCCGTAAGCCCACACTCTCACACCCTTGCTCTCTTCACCACGAACAACAATGGGAGAATAATATCTTTTTCTAGCAAATAGCTTTTTCGCTTCTCGTTTTGATGTATCATCACTATTTTCTACACCTTCTCTCCACAGCTTTGATGCAAAGTCACAGATTGGACAATTTTCGCCATGGTTACGTTTTGGACAAAGAATGCCGGGGTTTTTACCAACATTATAATGAAAGTGAAATTCCTTGAACGGATCGCCATCTTCAGTTGGAAGAATCCGTACAGTTTGGTCACCTTCAGAAGGGCGCCACTTGGTGTTATCTTGCACTTTACCATTATTTTGTGAAAGTCCTAATTTTTTTCTCATCAAATCTAGATTAATAGCCATTTTTTTCTCCTTTATTTAGCTAAGTTTTTTGTCTATGCAGACTAAGGTCAGGGAGCCGTTGACTCCCCGCCAAGTTAATAAAAAATAATAGCAGTATTTATATTATCCTCGTCTAACTAAAAGTGCGAAACTTTAATAGCCCTGCTATTCGACGACCTCAACCACACCATTAATATAATTCACATTTTATTAGGTGTCAAATGAATAGTTGATTTTTTCTTCAACCATTGTACCAACTTGAGTTGAGTAATTAAAGCGTCGAAAATCTCGACTTTGTGTATCATATACAACTTCTGTTTGGCCATCACGAGAACGGTTCCCTTTAATTTGTTTAACAGAAAAATGTGTTCGTGGCAAATCTTGAGTCTTGATAAACGTCATTTTTCGTGTTGTACCATCTCGTTTTGTAAAAGTTCCAGTATATTGTGTAAATGTAGACATATTACCTCCGTTTTTGTAATGTCTTGTTAGTAAGTTATTTTCCTATAGTGGATAAGCAGATTGTGACCGTAAGATTGTGATGTCGATCATCAATGACTTAACTCGTTATAAGTTTTGTGCTTACATATATATTATAACATGTTAGTTACATATTGTCAAGAAAAAAGTTAAAGTTTTTTTTCTTCGTTGTTGTTATTTTTTGAGAAGCTTTTCTTGCTTACAATATTAAGATAACCAGTTTAATATATCTTGTCAAGAAGTTTTTTTTATTTTTTTTCTTGGATATAATGAGTAAGTTTTATAGAATAAAAGAAAGACTGATTATGCTCAGAAGGATAAACTGCAAATGATGAAGTAATTTGCTCTTCTTCATCTTTTAAGATTCTATCCTTTATAATACTCAACATATCTTTGTTTTTCTCCAACTGTTTTTTGCTTACACTATAAAGATAACCTGCCTCGGTTATGTTGTCAAGCAAAAAAAGCATTTTTTCATCATTTTTTTTAAAGTTACCGACAGAAAGGCAACATATTCTGGATATCTCTTTAGCTTCTATGTAAGAACCCATGACTGGTTGCTGTGATTTAAGCCACTCCATTGTTTCTATTGAATTTGCTATCTGTTTGTTTATCATCTTATACATTTCTGTAATGGGCTGACTTCCAATCATATTTAAAACTTCTTTATTAGAAAACAAATACATTGTATTAAGCAAACCAGATCTAGTATATTCCTGTAGTACATTGTATATTACTTTATTTCTTTTATTTTGTATTGAATTACATAAAGTAATATCAGGATATATATAAATTATATTAATTATCTTATCTTTAATTGTCTCCAATACTCTTAATGTGCACCCGGCAACTTTTCCAGCTCCACACAGTGCAACCCAGCATTCATCTTCATTAAAATTCAAATGTTCCGAAAAGTCCGGACAGTGTTCTTCATAATGTTCAGTTTTCTTACAGTGTTTAGGGAAGTAATCAGCTGTGATTGAAATTTTCTTATGGTGTTCGGAAAATTGCTCGATCAAACTTGAACCTGCATTTCCTATTCCTATTAAGACCATGATACCTCCAACATATCTTTTAAATTGTGCCCAACATGAACTGATGATTTAAACCATCCAAGCTGTGTGTCCTCGAAAATTTCTTGTATTTGTGGAAGCATATGTCTATCACTCAAATCAAGGTCGATTGTTAACGAATCATGAATGACAGAATGAATAAATGAATTTGAATTTTGCAAAAACTTGTTTATTTTCACGCATTGCATCATGCAATTATCAGATGATGTGCTCTGGAGTAAATAATTGAGAGCATGAAAGTCATCAGCCTGAATCTTTCTTCCAAGAGGTGTTGAGACCACTCCGTTATTGTAATATTTTTTTAATACTTTATCTCGGTCATAAAATCTCTCTGTTAGGTGATCTTGACAATTTGGATTATAAAGCCATGCGAAGAATCTCTTCTTTGCTTTATCTCTTGTGGTGAGACCGCG